AATCGGATTCATATTTCTTTGATGTACTTAACACCTCACCGAATGTCTTATTGAGTCTATCAGGTTCTTTAGCCATCATCAATTCATCCTCTAAGGTTTGATCGACAAACTTCAAGGTTTTGGCTAGCCATGTATCGAACACCCTATTGAGAAAGTCTGCATAGTCAGATGCTTCCTCCGCTTCAATAAACTCTTTAGGTGCTTCCTTCATAACAGGACCTTGTGGCATTTCAAACACTTCTTCCTCTTCTTCTTCAGGTAAAGGAACTTCAGCATCTTTGAGTTTAATCGCACTGGAAAGAAAGGTCAGTATGAAATCTTCACGAGATTGGGAAGAGTCAGCCGAGTAGCTGCGGCCGAACTCTTCTATGGCTTCATTGGAAACAAATGTGAAATATTCCCAAAAATCAATGGACTTAAGAAACATCGTAATGCCCTCAGGTCCTTCCTGATAGTGTAGTCTACGAAAGTCTTGTGATTTCTTTTTGGTATACTGATCATGGTATTCCATAAACGGTTGAAAGTCTAACTCTAACATCTAGACCTCCTCTGCCACGTAGATCATACCCATACGTTTGGTAGCAGTACAATTATTCGTTAAGACAATGGCTAACTTCTTTGTCCCATCCCCAACAAGATCTTTATTGAGATGCACATTGGTAGGAATCCCGGTAGAAAACAGAATCTCTTCAGTACCGCCATAATCCCATACAAGAGATACATGACATGCACTAGAGCCAGATGCACCTATATGTATTTCAGAGATATGCCAGGTATCACCATTAGGAATGGTTTGTTCTTTTGTTTTCACATTAGGTGAGGTGTTAAGTACATCAAAGAAATATGAATCCGATTTATCATCACCAACTACCATTATGTTTCAAACCCCTGCCATCTAGCGAAGATTTCCCTAGACCCACCACCTATGCGTCTACGTCTTAATAAAATTCTTCTGGTTCCATCACCTGTAAAATCTTCTCCTATGTCTAACTGACTTGTGGTTCCACTGGCGAAGATCACATCAATCACATTCAACACAGATAAATCCCCATTAGGATCTTCAAACAGTTCAATCACACTACCCGAGGTCGCATCCACTTCAGCACCTGCTGTTAACCTTTGGATAGTCAAAATGGTTCCATTCGTAATCGTAAAGAGGGTATCTACCGTACCACTCATATCAGAGAATGCCGTCTGTACAATAGGCGTAGAACCATCTGGATTATTAATCTCTGAACTGACTAAGACTCTTCTCGCTTGATTGACAGCCACTTCTCTGAGAAAGCCTTGTTCATCTCGTCCTACTAAGGTCATTCGTGAACCGCTTAAGTCTAAGATGTTTAACCAATGACATTCAAAATCTGAAGGTGTTGTCGCCGTAAGAGCCGTATTACGATTGGTCATAAAAGGTCTCTTCAGTTTGTTTCCTACTAAGGCACCACCGGCAGGGACAAGGTTAATGACAACGACACCATCAATATGTGCTAAGATCTTACCGGCACCTAATTGTTCAATATCATAGAGATGAAAGTTAGAATTGGGTTTAAAGGAATCAATATCCGTCACCGTTTCTACACCCGCTAACACCGTCACGAAATTCAAAGTACCGCCATTTAAACGAAAGAAAGCACCATTTTGTGCCGCCTGGTCTGCATATCCCCATTCTTTAATATTATTCGTAGGGTTATTGGATCCGAAACTTAATCCGGTAAAGTAATGAGCAAAGCTACCAATGGTTTCCCGTACACCTTGATTGAATACTTCACCGGCAAGATCTGTTGCTCCTGTTGTTACCGCTAACTTGAGGGTTGCTTCGACCACCGTTTGAGTAGCAGCACCGACAATCGACTCTGTCCATTTGTTAACGGTATCTATCGTATCATCAAAGAATCCCTCATCCATGAGAGGTGATCCAAACGTTTGCATCTTCAGAAAATTATCTTGTGAGACTTGGACAAAGTTCCCTGCACCTGCCCCTAACCGTTCATCGGTAATCTGTGTATAGCCAGCAGGATGTCCAGAACTAATACCGGGGGGTAAAATGGGAATAGGGTTTGCGGTATCAACAAGGTTATCTTCTTTAGGATCCACATCACCGAGAACTCCTAAGGTAAGAGCAACACGTTGTGCTTTCTCTTCTTCCCCATATCGATCATCATGACGATTGGTCTTACGCTTTGCGTTCTCATCCGTGGATAGCGCCATGATCTTCCCTCTTCTTCATGTGCGCAATGAATAACCGTTTGTACAGTTCTCGTCCAGAATCAGGTTCTTTCTCTCTTTTCGGTTCCTGTTTACCTGGTTCTGGTGTTTGCCCACCCATGAATCCAAAAGGAGATGGTTGCTCAACAGGTTTATCGCCCCATTCAACATCCTCAAGACCTTCCACTCTACGCACTTCGTTGACCGTTAACACATTCGCTTTGAGTTTTTCCATCATTTGCGTATGTTCATTTTGTTCCTTCGTAGCATCCTTAATCATCCATTTGAACTTCAGTTCATCATGCTCAAGCAAATCAGGAAGAATATGACAATTGATATCACTCGCTATCTTATCGAGGTAAGGTTGAATGGCATTACGGGCACTAATCCTTTCTTGACTCTCAGACGTAGATCTATTAGAATCTTCATAGAAGCCTGCCTCTTGTGGAGATAAACCATAGGAAGCAAAGATAAGATGGAAGTACCATTTCTGTCCTTCTAACCATTCCATATCCTTATTGTTCATGGCTAAAGGAGTAAACTCAGCTTTTGAGGAATTGAGAAACATCAACTTATGTGCTTGTCCTTGTACCTGTTGTTTCCATTCTCTACTGAACCTTTGCAATTGATCGGCTGGCATATCAGTGGTGATGATCCCATCTGGAATCGCATTATTACGAAAGAATTCTTTATTATAGCGATCGGCTTGAATCATAAGCTCTACTACTTGTTGAATGGATTGTAAAGGGCTGAATCCATAAGGAAAGGTTTCTGTAGACAGATTCATCATTCCATAGATGATATCCTCCGTTTCAAAGAACTTAGGCGCTGAAGCGGAATGGGTAAAGGAATATTGATACCATCCTTTGTATATACCGCTTGCATCCACATCTCTTAAGAATCGAGCACCGTCATGAGCAAAGAGTTCCACTAGTTTTCCCTCCGCACGACCTTTGAAAAGAACACCAGCATCTAGCTCTAGAAGGTCTCTTAGATATTGTCCAAATACCTCATCAAAGGTTTGTTGGTTCCGGTTAGGGATCTTGAGAAAGGTGGTAGCCCGTTCAATGTCTTCACTGAAATCGGTAGCGTCATCTTCACTCTTGGGAACAATAACCCATTCTGTGAGTTGCATTTGTTTAATGATGGTATTGACGACCATCTGTACCCAGGCTGATTTGGCATACTGTCTGAGCTCAATGAAGTTAATACCTCTCGGCCAACCGCGTTGACTTTGAAAGAACCAGGTGGGTAACCTAGGGAGATCATCGTTCGGGGTTAATTGCCCTGCATTAAAAGTTCTGATATCTTTATAGAACCAGAGGTCTTTCTTCTCTTTAATGAAATCTAAGATGCCCATTGAATATGAAAGGAGAGGTGGATATCTTAGACTGAGGGAGTTTCCATTTTTAACTACTCCTCTGATAAGGTTTAAATAGTGGTAGTGGATAGCTGATATTGGGTGATTAGTTTGCATATTATAGGGGTAGTAGTATGAAGAAGAAGAGGACTGGCGGTAGGAAAGCTGTTGTGTGGACATACCGTATTCCAATACGTAGAGTGTTAGTATATCTGGCTCGATTGATCTATAGGATCAATTTGTGGAATGAACGTGGTGATCATAACCGTTGGGCTAAAGCACGACGTCAAGAATATATGAGTCTGAGTCCACGAGAGATCTTACAACGGATTGATTATGATCATATTAAGGCGAGGGAATTACCTGAGGAGAAAGATGAGTAGGAACGTGAGAGGCTTAGAGTGTGAGAAATGTACACGGCAAGTGTTCAATAGAAGCTATAAGTTCTGTCCATGGTGTGGAAAGAAGTTTGTTGTTCCTAAACCTAAGGGTATACCCTTTGTGCATGAGACGAAGAAACGCTGTGAAGTAGTGAGAGTAGCGTATAGGGACTGAATGATGAAAATCAAGATACGAAATATAGAAACTGGAGAATATGTGCATCCATCAAGAGATCCATCATTCTCTTGTACGTGGGAAGATAATGTTCCTATATACAGCTTAGAGTATGATGAATCAATATTTGAAATAATCATATGCTCTGCATGATTTACCTAAATAATGCTTAATGGAGAGAGAGAATTAATAGGAGCTAAGTTTACCCGACTCATGTTCTTTTTTCTCTCTCTTCGCAAAGTAAATAAAAAGAGAACATGAATAGCTACAATAAGGTGGACAGTCACATTACGCTGCTTATGCGCTGGCGGTGTAACTTTTGTCATGTACTCCATAAGTCAAGGAATCAAGCATTAGCATGTAGGAAAGAACATCTAGAACGAAAGGGGGATTGTATTGTAGTATGAGTGAAGATTACATATATTGGGATCCACATGAGGATTGTTTGTCTAAGGACAAGGTGAAGGAAGCTATTAAGAAATTACCTTGGGAAGCTTTAGCTAGTGGTGCTCACATAAATATTAATGATTTGATTGAGGAGCTAGGACTATGAATAAAGAATTAACACCATGTCCTTTCTGTGGATCAGCTCCCCGTCTCGTAACAGGTCTTTCATTCCTCTATGAATGTAGTCGTTGCTATGCCAGTCCTGGTGATAGGTTAACAGAAGAAGAAGCGTTCGAGCTTTGGGAGATGAGATTACCTTTAGCAGTACAGCCATTACCAAAGGATCAAACTACCTTATTTTAGGTAAATAGTAAAGATCTGTTGAAAATCTTAAAAAAGTCTCGGAGTTATTATTTTAAAGTTCGGCAAAACTATCCCATAAAGAAAGAAACTTCATTCATTGTCAAGCTTTCTAAGGCATAACCCAGCCCTATAGGGATATCTGGGTGTACACCTGCCTCAACAATCTTCCCATCACTCAGTGCATAAGACGTACATTCAGCCAGTATCACTTCAGCTATCAATTGATCTGCCTCTGTCTTATACGGTATAATGATTCTCCCGTTCTCAAACTGAGTCGCCAGCCGTTGTATAAGATTAAACTTCCCTACTGTATATCTCTTATGGACAAAGTTCCTATCCTGCGTTTGTTTCTTCGCTGGGTCTTTCGCAGCCGTCCAAAACAGTTTGAAAGGTAGGTTATGTTTACTCAAATCCTTAGAGACAGCACGTATACTATTCTCTTCTACGGCTATGGTATTATATCGATACTTCTTATGCAGTATGGTTTTGATCATAATCATTTGTTCACCGACACTCATCCCTTTCTTCTTACAGCAATCGAAGATATAGTAGAAGTCATCCTTACAGCCTACGGAGACGAAGGCGGATTCATCTGCTGTTATTCTATCACTGAAGGCAAAGTCCACGCCAAGGGCTGTACTACTATATTGCATGGCTTGACATTCTTGAGAGGATAGATCAGGTCTAAAGCAAGCTCTTACCCATTTAGGTTTAATGAGGCTAGATTCATCATCTCTTGGATTATTTCTATATTCAGATTCAAACGCTACTGAACCTATCTCTTTGTACCGCTTTCTTAGAAAGGCTTCCGTCAATTGCCCAGGCCATAACAGATTCTTAAATTCAGCATCACAAGCTTCTAGTATGACTCCATTTGATGATGTAATCTTTTTCTTCAGTAAAGAATCATGATGTAGAATGGTACCAAATATTTTAAACCGTCCACATTTAACGTCTAGAGAAGGGATAACAGCTTTGTTTAATTTATCCATATCCTTCTTTCGTAGTTCAGGATTGAGAACACGCATATCATCCTCAATGTCATCCCCTATAATGAGGGTAGGTCTACTATGAAGATATTTGAATCCTCTAATATTATTCTCAAAACTTACCGCTTCTAAGCGAATACCATTGATATCAATACAATCTTCCCTATCTCTTCCATCCTCATCTTTAGCAGCCTTTGGAGACATATCACCATAGACAAGTTTTAACCATTTATTATTCTTAAATTCATGTCGAACAGGTGTAAGGAACTGTACAGTCTTTTTATAATTCTGAGACATGTAGACAATGTACTTTTCCCTTTTGTAGATAATACACCATGTGGTATACACAAGCCCTGCACGTGTGGTCTTTGCACTGCCTCTGGGTTCTGCTCTTGCACCGTTCTCTCTACTGTCCATCCATTCGTAGAACTCCCTATGAAACTCTGGCACAGAACCTTGAATGGCTTCAGGGAAAAAGAATGTAGAATATGCATCTAAATTTTCAGGAAAACTAAAGATCCGTTTGAGCTTTTCCTTTAGATACTGTTGACCTTTTTGTTTGAGGAGGAGTTCCTGAAGCTCCGCTGGCGTGACTCTCATCTTCTTCCTTCTTTGCTCGCTCTAGTTCATATTCCAAACAGGCAAGGAATTGTTCCTCTACCTTTAATTTCTGTACCTGAACGGTTATCTTCCGCTCGAGATATTCAATTAAGGTCCGTTTGATTCGTCCTCTGCCCATTCACACTCCTGAAAGACCTCAAACATGAATCGGATAAGCGAGGGATCTTTCTTTCTCGCTAAGTTCATCCAAAGCTCTAAATGCCCTTGAAGGATCCCTTTATCGTAACAATGATCT